GGTCGATATGGAGCAGGGCTATATCAAGCCTGCTGTTAGTGGTGGCGATGGGATATGTAACACGCAATGTATATGATTAGAAAGGCGTTAGGATTGAAAGAAAAGAGCGGCACAACGAAGGCGATAGCCTATGATGTGTCGAACATCACATATCTGAACACACCAGTGATCTTTTACGACTGGGAGGCGGAGGACTACACGTTAAAGGGGTATGTCGGCAATAGCGAGGTTTACAAGATCATTCAAAAGATCGTCCAGAAGTGTGCCGTTGCGGAGTTGGAACTGTACGTTGACAATGGCAGCGACAAGAGCAGGAAGCGGAAAAAATACGAACGATTCAAATATTCTGCCACACCATCGGAACATGTTAAAAAGCAGTTATACTTCAAGGCTTTGGATTATGCACCCGAAAACAGCTCGCTGGCTAAGCTGATCAGGAAACCCAACCAAACGCAGACGTGGCGGGATATGATGGAATTGTTCCGCATATTTTACTTCACGCAGGGTGAGGCCTTTTTGGCAAGGGAAACACCTATCGACAGCAAGATGCCAACAGAGGTGTGGGTAGTGCCACCTTACAGGATGAGGCACTTTGTCAAGGATGGTGTTATCGTTGCGTGGGAGTACGATATAGGCAATGGGAAGTATAGGCGTTGGGCGGATGACACCTTCGATGATGTGCTGCACGTTAAGATGAGCAACCCGCAGTTTGACGGCAAAGGCAAACAGTTGAGAGGTATGTCACCGCTATTGGCGGGATTGAAATCATTGCAGTTGGATGACTTCGCCATCGAAGCATGGTTGAAATCGTTGGAGAACGAGGGCGCAAAGGGTATAATATCACCTAACCACCCTGACAAAACGAATTGGCTGTCGCCCGAGCAGGTGAAGGCCACCGAGGCGAAAGTACAGGAGAAAATTCACGGATACGAGAACAAGAACAAGGTGGTTGTATCTGGTATGCCGTTGCAATACACACAGATCGGGCTGTCACCAGATGCGCTGAACATCATTAACTCGTTGGAGAAGGCAGGTAATGACCTGTGTGATCTGTGGGGAGTACCTGCGGTCCTGTTCGACCCTAACCCGACCTATCAGAACCAAAAGGAGGCAGGAGCGAGGTTTATCAGGGATGTGATATTGCCGTACCTGAACAAAGAGGAGGATGCGCTGAACAGGTGGTTGGTAGAACCATTCCGAAAGGAGCGGAACTACCTACTCGCCTATGACACCTCACTGTTCGATGAGTTGAGGATTACGATGCAGGACCGGGAATATCTTGAGAGGATACTCACGCTGAACGAGATGAGGATCATCGAGGGATATGATGAGATAGAGAACCCCTACGCAAACGAGGTATTTGTCGAGCAGGGCAAGATACCGCTAAGCGATTACGGATTTGGAGAGTAACGTTTTGGCTATGATTAAGCATTACAGCCCTGCTTATTTATAGCCTTTGTTATGGGCTGGCGTTTAATACTTTATCAAAATGAGTGATTTTAAAACACGGTTAAAAACCGAAAAATCAGAACTGGAAGAAAAGCTAAACAAACTTGATGCTTTTCTAATGTCGGAAAAAGTAAATAGTGTTGATGATGTTCAGAAAGCACTTTTACAAGTACAAGCAACCGCAATGAACACCTACTTACAGTGTTTAAAAGAACGAATTGAGCGGTTATAAATTATTGGGTCGTAGGGCAGCTCTTCGGGGCTGTCTTACGCTTGCACATAACACGATAGAAAGATATGGCACACAGTAGGTTTTTCACACGATACGCAACGGCATTGGAAAGGCGGTTATTCCGTTTGGAAAGGAAGTATCGTGCGATGATCTATAAGGAGTTGCAGAGGGAGCAGGAACAGTTCATCGAGACTGGCGACTTCACTACCGACCTACAACCAATATTTGAGCAACTGTACAGGGATGAGGGTGTAAAGGTGATGATGGCGCAATACAAGTTGCTGGGAGGGATGGATAAGAAATCCGATTTTTTCAGCACCGCATGGCGGGTGTGGGTTGAGCACTTCATTGACACACGTATGGCGCAGAAGATAGTACGTATTGACGAGACAACAAGGGCGGCCGTACAGAGGGTTATAAGCAATAATGTGGGTGTTCCACGCAGGGAGATAGCCAAACAGCTGACGATGTTCAACCGCAAGCGAGCGATGGCGATAGCACGCACGGAGGTAGCGCAGATGGCCGTTGAATCGCAGAGGCAGGGTGCGGAAGCGTGGAAGGCGGAGACAAACACCACGCTGTACAAGATGTGGATGCACAGGGGAGCGGCTGATCCACGCACTGGTCATCTGGCGTTAGATGGAACGACGATACCGGAAAACGAGATGTTCACCATCGTTGACAACTACGGTAACAGCGAACGGGCGTTGACACCGCATGCATCTGGGTTGTCAGCTGGAAATGTTGTAAATTGTGGGTGCACAGTGATATATGTGAGTGAGAATTACTATAATACAAGATTGAAAAGATAAAGATATATGGCAACACAAGACGATTACAGGATAAAGAAAGCGGACATCTTCAAGAGTGCGAGCGATGGTGTGCTGTCAGGATATGCCAACGTGTATAACATTGAGGATCATCAGGGTGACATCACCCGTCTGGGGGCGTTCATCAAGACGGTGAACGAGAACCACAAATCGATGAAGGTGTACAAGAACCACCGCAGCGATCAGCTGGTGGGTGTGCCAACGAGGTTGGATGCGAATGATCCGTATGGCTTGTACATGGAAGCGAAAATAATCATGGACACACAGCTGGGCAAGGATTCTTACCACGAAGCGAAGTTTATGCTGGAGAACGGATTCGAGACAGGATTTTCTATCGGCGGGTGGGTGATGAAGAGAGACAAGGCCGACAAGAGGATCATCACTGAGTTTAAGTTGGAAGAGATTAGCATCCTGACGATGCAACCTGCCAACCAGCTGTCGATGGTGGATATAGTCAAGAGCATACATGCAGAGGATGAGCTGACACAAGAGAAGTTTTGGAACACGATCACTAAAGCATATGACAGTAAGTTTAGCGATAATATATTGAAATCATTGGAGCAATTTTTGACACTCAAAGAGAAGCCGGAGCAATCCACTTCTACGGTCGAGCCGTCATCGATCATCAAAAGTATTTACGATTTATACATTTAAAAAAAAACTATCGAAATGGAAGAAAAAGATTTGGAAAAGGCTAAGGCCGAAGCACTGGAAAGTGTAAAAAAGACCGCAGAGGAAGCGGCAAGGGGTGAGACCGCTAAGGCTGTTAAGAGCCTTAACGATAAGATCGCCGAGATGGAAAAGGAATTGAAGTCAACCACCACTGCTGAGGCTGTGGAAGCGTTGAAGGCAGAGTTTGAAGATAAGCTGAATAAGCTGTCTGCGGATATCAAGAAGCAAGGTCAGATCAGCGAAAAGCGTGTATCTCCTGTTGCTGGCATCGATATGATCAGGAAGTCGCTGGAGGCATCCATCAAGGATAATGCCGAGGCTTTGAGGAAGTACAGAAGTGGCACGATGGATTTGGCCGTTAAGACCATCACTCCCGCATCGTTTGGTGCGTCGGATTATCCGAGTCTGACCACGCAGGTGCAACCTGTGTACCGCAATCCTTATGCGCCTGTTTACCTGCGTAACATTTTCCCGAATATCAGTACATCGGGATCGAACGTTACCATCTGGAAGCAGGGAGCAGTTACTGGTGCGGCCGCCATCTGGGAGCGTGGCAAAGGTGATGGTGGTGTCGATACTAACAAGCCAGAAGTAACTCCTACGTGGAAGAAGGAAGTTGTATCGGTTGATTGGATTGCTGGTATCACTCATATCCAACGTGAAGTGCTGGACGACGTTGACTTCATGGCAACCGAAATTCCGTACGCACTAATCTACGGGGCGAGCGGTATCCTTGCAGCCGAGAACAAGATGATCATGGATTACATCGAGGCTAACGCAGTTGATTATGCCACCCCGCCTGGGGCCGCCGATCCTGCTAACAGCTTAGAGACAATCCTTGCGGCTGCCTTCGGTCAGTTGGGTGATAGCTACATGGCTCCGACACACATCCTGATCAACAACTGGGATTACCTGAACTACATGGCCTTCAACAAGGCAAGCGGATCGGGTGAATATGACTATCCGTCACTCAACTTGCAGTTTGTCAATAATCAGTTGTATATCAACAACCTGCAAGCCGTTCCCGTTCCGAGCCTCGCACCGGGCGCTGCTTATGTAATTGCAGCTGATCATTCGAGATTCATTTCACGGATGGGTGTTCAGACTGCCATCTCACAGGAGCACTCGGACAACTTTACTAAAAACATGGTGACCTACCGTGCCGAAGTGAGAAGCGGGTTCTTCACCTACAACGACAACTCGTTGGTTAAGGTAACATTGCCGACACCGGCCGCTGGATCGTAGTGATCTGATATGAATTCATGGGGTGGTGGGTAACACCATCACCCCTATTTTAAATCAAAAACAATCTAACAATATAACGTTATGGCAAAGAGATTATACAACGTGAGGGCGTACGAGGACACGACCGAGAACTGGGCTGAAAACGAAACCGTCTACCCGGAGAACTCCCTTCTTATCGATTCCGTTACTGGGACGATAAAAAAAGGAAACGGGAAAGACCCTTATTCTGATCTTGATTTTCTGGGAGCTAAGCAAGCATTAGCGTGGAATGACGTGACGGGCATACCCGCCGCTTTAACCTCTGCTCAAGCAGCAGGAACAGCTTCTATACGGGCGATAGGAACCACAGGAATAACGGCGGCAGCAGGAGATCACGATCACGCAGTTGATGAGGATGAGGATAGTGGATTGGAGGCAGCCGACACGATTCAAGACCTTGCAGAGGCTTTGAGTGAAAGAATATTGGATCACGATCACGCAGTTGTTGCGGATGAGGACAGTGGATTGGAGGCAGCCGACACAATTCAGGACCTTGCAGAGGCTTTGAGCGCACGAATTTTGGCACTCGAAACAGCAGCAGAAGAAGCAGAGTAATGGTTATTAAGTTAACAAGAGATGTGCAAGTTGGTAGGATGGGCGAAGTGATAGACCTACCCTACCAACGAGCAATATATCTTATAAGGATGGGCGCAGCGTTGGAATGGAAGCAGACAGCGGAGGTGACAGATATTGAGGAGGACAAGCCAAAGGCAATCGAGAAAAAGAAAACAGCTGGAAGAACAGCTAATAGATCAGCTAAGAAAACGGCTGGAAAAACAGCTAAGAAAACGGCTAAAAAGTAAACGGAGGTAACTATGGATGGAATGGTCAATTTATATGGGTTGTTACAAAAGGTGAAGAGAGCGTTAAGCATCGATGATGATGACCTTTCGCAGGATGATTATCTTAACGATCTCATCAATGCAGAGGTACGTGTTGCGTTGAGGCGCACGGGCAGAACATCCATCGATGATGCCATCGTGACGATTGTCGATGATGAGGAGGTGGTGACCTACGAACAGAACCATGCGCTGGAGGATGCCATCGTGAAGAACGTGGCGTTAAAGTACGATGATCTGAATGCACCAATCGACTACACCATCTATTTTCAGTTCAATGACACACCGATGATTTGATCGATATGGCAAACACGAAAAGGCTGACGGAAACGGTTGAGGTGCTGTCACATGGAACAGAGAGTGATGGTTATGGTGGTTATATCCCTACTGGAACGGTTATGGACACCATCAAGGTGCATATTGAGCAGATGCAGGCGGGAAAGGACATCGAGCAAGCGCAGATAACACTTCCCGGCACTTATCGGATGATCTCACGCAAGGATGTGGAGGCAGGCAACACCATCAGGTGGAGAGGAAAGGAATATGTGATCACATCGACACCGCAAGCAGACCACGTAAGGAGAACGAGGTACTATCATTTCACGATGCACGCAATAAACAAGTAAGTTATGCCAGTTATCAACACCACATCAAAAAATTTATCAACATACAAGACTAAGATGTTCAGGGATGTTGTAAATTTGGTTCAGAATGCCATCACAGATGTTCAGATACTGGCGATGAGGGATGCACCGAAGTTCGTAAACATAGATAAGAAGTTCACCGACAAAGGATTGATTGGCGAGGTAGGTGTGATGGGAGGTGGAAGTACAAAGGAGTTTGGTGATGATGGACTGTCTGGAGAGGTCGATAAAGATGACGATTCAAACAGAAATAACATCGCTGCGTACATAGAATTTGGGACAGGGTTGAGCGCAAGGGAGATTTTAGCAGGATATCCTAAATGGATTCAGGATATTGCGTATGAATTTTATGTCAACGGACAAGGAACTTTGCAGGGAAAACCTTATCTTTATAACAACTTTTTGGTTATAGCTGAAAAGTTCAAACGTGATCTTAAAGAATTAGTCGATGGACAGAGTAACGGAGATTAGGGGCAAGGTAATGACAGCATTGAGCGGATACAAGCACAATGGTGTGGCTGTGCCTGTGTTTGATGAGGTCGTCAATCCGAGCGTTGCACTTCCGACCATATCAGGGGCGCAGGTGTACATCGTGTTGCAGGATCAGCAGCAAGTGCCTAACGCTGTACAGACTATTTGCTACCCACGAAACAACATCAACCTCACTATCAGGGTGGTGACCATCTTCGGTCCTGTTGGCAATAAGAAGCTATCGGAGGACATCGGGGATGAGGTGCTGAACCTCATACGTGATGATCGGGGTGGTAGTAAGCTATCAGGGATTAAGGATGTAGAGTTACCAATCGCAAGGTCTCTGTCGGAGGTGACGGCAGAAAATATATCATTTTCAAAAATATTAATTTTAAACTTTGTAAAAA